ACGACGGGAAGACGTCGAACTGGAACGCTCTTTGCAACAGCAAGATCCCGGGGATGTGCGTTGACCTTGGTAATTGAAGTAGCCAATTTTCAGCGGCGGCGTGGACTCTATTTCAATAGAGATAGGCCGGGTAGTTAGGCTAATGACACGCTCAGGGGGACCGAGGGGGCATTCTAGAAGGCCCTTAGCCGAGCAATCGCAGCACTCGGACAGCGATTGCATAGCCGGTTGGAATCCGGCCCGCTGAAAGACTTTGACGTGCATCGAAAGATGGTGAGGAGGAGCGGTAGAGGCGCACGGGAGAAGGCTCATCCGTGGACCGCCGCCAAGAAGGGGGTTCATCCTACGCTCCGAGAAGTCCTGGGCTCGTTCCAGGGCGGGACACGCGGATGGAATAAACGCCGGATCACCCGGCCACGTCAAACTCTTTAGACATTGGGACAGGGAGGAGGGGATATGAAGTTCAGGAAGAAGCCGGTCGTAATTGATGCGGTTCGGTGGGACGGAACGGAGAAGTGCTTGCAAGAAGTGGTGTTGCCTTTCTTGGCTGACGGCCACAGCGATTTTAAGCACCTTCCGCCCGATGGCGAATACATTGAGCCTGGGATCGGATTCACGCCGCCAGACGGGAAGCTCTACATTCCGACTCTCGAAGGCCGGATGGAAGCCTCCCCCGGGGACTGGATTATCAAGGGGATCAAAGGGGAGTTCTACCCCTGCAAGCCTGACATCTTCGCGGCCACTTATGAACCTGTCGCCATCGGCCACGGCGGGGAGGGGGTTGAGGCCCCATGACTCGGCGTGAGATGGTGCAGGATTTAAGGAAGAACGGTGCGTACAGAAATTGTGAGATTTGCAAGGTTGTTTTCCCATCGGAGTATAAGAACCCTCCTTGGTGGAAGCCTCATCCTGTGACGCCAGGAATTTTTGAGCATTGGATAAGAGGGGAGCAACACCTGATTTCAGAATCGTATTTGATCGAACTTTTAGAAAACAAAGAATCCCCCGCCTCTCCCAAGGCGGGGTAGGGTAAGGGTGTCACACCCTCGACTATAGGGTAAAGGGAGGTGTCACCATGAGACATATTCGCAAGGGGCCGTTAAAGAAGGTTGTGGGTGGGAAGATGCTTGGAACCGGGATCGTGATGTGGGGCAAAGAGGTAACGGCTTTCCATGAGGAGCTTGAGTGCGGCCACTTCCAGCGCCCAGTTACGGACATGATCGGAGAAACACACGCCTATCGGAGACGGTGCTGGCAATGCAGGAAGGGGCTCCCAATAGCCCCCACCCCAGGCAGGACGGAGGGGAAATGAATGTTGAAGACCGAATCAGGCGGCTTGAAAGCGCGGTGATAAATGTCCTGCACGTCCTCGCCTCAATGCCTGATATTGAGTATCGCAAGCTTTCAGGTCTAGATGACATATGTATCGCCATGAACGAGGACTACGAAAGAGAGGTCGTGTCAAAGGCCAACAAGCCCAGGAGGCGGAAGTGACCCCCTCTAACAAGGGGGAGGCCCCCAACTCTGATCTGGTGGTGCATCTTTCCGATTGCGCTACGCATAATGCCCCCGCGCTTCCAGTAGGGCCGTGTGACTGCGGATATACGGAGAGGGCCGTCGTTTCGGCTTGCAAGATCGTCATTGAAAAATGGCGCGGATATCTCGACAAGGCCGTCTCCGAACAGCAAGACTGGATCGCCTCCCGGATCATCGGGTGGATCAAGTCGGAGCCAAGGAAGTCCGCTGTGACTGCGTTCACTGAGGGGCCTCTGAGGCAGATCGCCTATGCGGTTGAAGACGCTATCCGGGCGCGTGGGGAGGAGATGGCGATCTTAAAGTTGGAACTTGAAGACGAATCTAGGAAACACGACGAAGACAACGACTACCACATCAAAGAAAAGGCGTTGATTCGGAAAGAGCGTGACGCCGCCCTGGTCCGCTCCAAGGCGATGGAGGAGGCGCTTTCGGAGATAGTCGAAGTATTCTGCCGTCCCCATAAAGATGGTCCAGTTGGTAAGTGCGTTCAAATGCACGGCGTTGCGCGAATGGCGCTATCCGGCGGCAGGAGGTCTCAGCCATGACCACAGCACCGGAGGGGATTGAATTTGACGACAGGGAGAAGAGGGGGGAGAAAGGGGGCGGGACGATGGAGTCAATCGCAAAGGTAGAGGGTGGCGGTGCTATCAGGTACATTCTCAAGGTTGCCGGTATTCAGCTTGGAGAATATGAGCTTATGAGAGATGCCAAAGAGGACTGTGAAAGAATAAACGCGTTTGCACAAAAAATGGTTCTTGACGCTTTAGAGGGAGCGGCTCGGGACCGCTGAATTTGTTACATAATATTTACTTGATACTAGCGCAAGTATCGGCTATACTGTGAGTGTAAGAGAGACACAGGAGGCCGACAATGAAATACGCGATCAAGTGCGACGACTGCAAGAAAGAGATTGGCCGGACGGACAGCCTGAAAGACAGCGCGGCGGGGGGCCACTGTGAAGAGTGCAAAAAGCACCCCCTCTAAGAACAAGGCCGCGCAGGAGCTGGCGAGGCTCCGGGCCAAGAGCCTGACCCCGGAGCGCCGGAAAGAGATAGCGAGGAAGGCGATAAAGGCAAGGTGGGACCGGGACAAGAAAGAGAATCCCAAGGAGAAAAGACCATGACCACGACGGGGATGAAGGCGGGAGAGATAATCCAGCACCTCAAGAACGGTGGACAGGCTTTCATCCTCTCTTACACCAAGATTCTGAAACTGGACGCCAAGGTTCTTGAGAAGTGGGAGCGGGCCGGCTACACGCTCTTGAAGGACGAGGGGCGTGGCTTTCGGATGCGGATGGGCAAGGGCTCGATCTACGTTCTTCCCGAGCAAATGAGGCTGGCTTAACATGGAAACGATCTTCGCCAAAGACGGCGGGAAGCACGTGGTTCTGGACACCTCAAAGGATTCCACCTGGGGAGACGTGAAGGCGGTTGAGTCCCACTACAGCAAGTCGGGGGCTCTCCTGAGTGTCACCAATCACCGGGATGTCGGATACGAAGAAGTTGTGCGCCGGATCATATCGGTGACATCACCGAAATGATCGAGCCTAACCCCCACAGGAGGGCGGACAGATGAAGACTTTCACGATCCGACCGAGCGTAAGCAGGATGCAGGGGCCAAGAGCGCCCTTGTGCGAGGGGTGCGGGGAGTATCGTCGCCTGAGCTACGGATCGGGCCACCCTGAATACCGCAAGTGCGATTGTGGGTTCTTTCGGTTCGATGGGAAGGACTGGGTTTTCAGTCGTGGGCCGGAGACCACTATTTGTCTCCCACTCCTTGGAAAGGTGGGGATGCACACGTTGGACTGATTCGCGGGATATCCCCTGTCAATGACAAAATGAACGCCGATTTTATCGTAACAGCTTGCAACTCCTACGCCTCGAATCAGGCCACCATCAGGGAGTTGGTGGAGGCGTTGGAAGATATAAAGACGGACCTTGATATGGTCCCAAGACCGCATATGGCAATCACCTACGAGAAAGGCGTGGAGATTTTGGATTACGTCCAACGCTCGTTGATTGGAAAGGTTGATGCGGCAATCGAGAAAGCCACCAAGGAAGGGAGGGGGTAGACGTGGGGAGGACTGAAAGATTTAAGGCCAGAGAGGCTCATCTTGAAGAGAGGATGGTTGCGGCTATCCAAGACCATGTTGGGTGGTTCAATGGTTGGTCATGCTCACGTGAAGACGAAACAGAGTCTATCCGTAAGGGCCTAAGAAAGGCCATGAAAATATTCTCGGCGTATCATTCTCTCCCGGCTGTAATTCGTGATACACGCGGATTAGCGGCATTGTTGCATGACAAGGAAAAGAAGAAATGACCCGCAAAGGCAAAGAGGGGAGTGGTTTAGACCAAGCTCAGGTTGCTTGGAATAACCATATCCGAAAGGTTGCTGATTTCGTGAGAGAGATGTCAAAACGCCCCGGAATGGCCGAGCGCGGGTTTACTGAAGAATACGCAAAGAAAGTTGAAGATAGCGCGATAAAAGCGAGGCCCTAACCCATGACCATGAATTCAATTTCAATTTTCTTGTCTGGTTTCTCCTTTGGTGTAATATTCGCAACTCAAATTGTGCCTTGGCTGAAAGATTTGATGGGTAGGAGGAAGTGAGATAATGACCAGGAAGGCGGGGAAGAAGAGGGAAGTTCTTAAGGGCCGATGGCTGAGGCTGTGGAAAGGACACATGCGAGAGATGGGGGGCTTATGCTTGTGCGGCCTTCATCATGACCTTTGGATGAGACAGATAAACGAATCTCGGATTGAGAGGGTGGGGTGAAGGCTCAAGGCTTTAAAGCGCGTCATTATAAGACATGGGAAAGCCCTGATCCTGCGGGGGTAAAAGTTATTTATGGGCATGGGCGATATGATTACGAATGGCTCTCTCTCAAGCAAGCACAAAATCTCATCAAGTCCATTGACAAGGCCATAAAATACGCGAAAGAAAAGGCGGGGTGAGATGGGCTTGAACTGGGAGAAGATTTGGGATGAATTCAACGGCTGGATGGATGATCCTAAACGCCACAGACGCCAATGCAAGGCTTGCTCTCATGTTACCAGGTGGGAGCCTGAGTGGCCGGATCAAATGAGTGCCATTCGCAGGATCGTTGAGAGGCACATCAAGTCTAAGCCTCCCAAAGGGTGAGAGGGTCTATGAAGACAAAAAAAGCAAAGAAGGCCAAAACAAAGAGGGTCGTATTGTACGAGGGGCCTGTGGATGACGTTATCTGTCAAATCCCTGCTGGCCCTGGTTATTACACTCCCAAGAGCCACTATTTCGGAGGCGATAACATCAAGCTCATCGCCATTGTGAAGAACCCCGCGTAGGAGGGGAGGAGATGAGCAACGACGGCACGGAGGTTTGGCGGTGGATTTGTAAGAAGCACGGTATATACGAAGATACGGGCATTGGTTTCTGCCCCAAGTGTTACCCCGAATTGTTTAAGTCTCATCCGCGAGGAGAGGGGGAGGAGCGTTAATTACTAATTTGACACAGATTAGTAATGGATTGACATTGAAGTCTAAGCCGCTCTGAAGGGGGATTTGTGAGGCGCAAGACCCAGCCGGAGAAAGACTTGGTGGATCTCCACAATGCCTATTGCAAGACCGTTAAACGATGTCCTGTCTGCGGGAAGAGGGAAAAGAGGAGGCCGAAGAAGTGACCGGCCCAAAGAAGCCTTTGGACGTGGAGGGGTTCATTGAGCGATGGCTCGCTCGCCCTGCTGAATACGAACAGATGAAGGCGGACCTGGAGGAGATGCTGGAAGACGCTAAGATCCGAGGGCAAATGCTTCCAATGCGCCTCTTAGCGAAGGAGGATTGATTCTGTGATGGGTTAGAGTAAGACCGCGACTCGTACAGTGTTCCCGCCTAAATCCTCATCCTAACACGTAACAAATCAGTAAATTCTTGTAGCAGTATTCTACAGATTTCACCATTCTTCTACATTACTCTCATCCTAATTAACCTATTAATTATTCCACGCCTCTTGACAATACTTTGAGGTGAGCGGTAAACTGTAGATGCGATTATGGTACTGCGCTTCCGTTGAAGCGTGGGCCAGAACCATTTGCAGTACCATAACGCCCCTGCTTGCCTCCTCGGAAGCAGGGTATTTTTTTGTACCGACGCGCAGAGAGATGCGCCCGAAAGCGGAGCCGTAAGAGGCGGCTTACCGTACTCAAAGCGTCGCAAGTTTAGTGTCTCGCGTGGGCTCAATCGGATGGCTTTCCACTTGGGAAACCAAGTTTCACCATCCCCGAGGGATATTAAAGACTCATCATCGAGTTATCAGCTTCCCATGCACCAAGTAGCATCGACTCAGGGGCGCTGATCTAAGATGACCATCTCATTCAACCAAAACTCTTTCAATAGGGCTGCCTCTCTTTTTTCCTCTCTCGCGCTAGCGAGCGCAGTAAGACAGCGCGGAAGCGCCACCACAATAACCAGGTTCTCAAGCGCAGCAAAGGGCCGTTGCGAAGCAAGGCCCGCTCATCACAGATCGGATCCTAACGCCTTGAAGCGGTCGTTATCCAGTGTGCTTAAGCCAAATTAATCACATTGTTTAGAACCTTGGGATTAATGCACATATAGCTGATTCGATACAGTTTAGTTACTTGGGGGAGTTTTTGGAAATCTGCCAGCCTGCACAATGGCATGATGAAATCTGAGATTTCTCCTCGAAGTGACCAAATATTGGTGAAAAGTATCTGATAACTGGCACTCTATGTTACAAGAACGAGATCGTTGATTATCAACAGTTTTGAGTGCCAGTTATAACGATAATAACATGATAAAAGTATCTGTATAGAACGCATCTATAACTATAGTCGAATATCTTATAGCACTTACTCTAATACAGATTATCACTAGTAAAATTATTGTAACACGGCTTAATTAGCAGACCGGGTGGGTAGGGGTGGACATGGGGGAAAATGCCTGTGAGCCTGAATACTAGGTTCCATATGCAAAGCAATGCAGATTTGGCCTTAGAAATTTGCCCTAAGTGCAACCGTGGGACTTGTGAGGCTTGGAGAATTATACGGAGCCATTTTTTTCCCAAGAACAACAAGACATTTAAAAGGAACGGGTTATTGGTTAAGGTTTGCAAAAAGTGTCTGAAAGAAAAGAGAGCCTCAGAGTTTAAGCTAAAAAAGCGCCAGTACATGTCGAAGTGTTTAGAATGCTCTGTTAGGGTAAAGGTGCCGAAAGCGGTCGCGCCTATAAAACGTAAGCCCTGCAGACTGTGCGGCGGCCCTAAGGGAGAATGGAAAAGGGTTGGCGGATCATACTATTGCGAACCATGTGGCATCAAAAGAAAGGATAGCGCGCAGAAACGTAGTAAGGAGCTTTGGAAGAAAAATAACCCAGAAGGATGGGCTGCGAGCCACAAAGCCGCAAAGAATCGAAGGAAGGCCCGTTTACGTGGCAATGGAGGGGCGTTTACGGGGAGTGAGTTCCTGGCACTGTGCGAGAGGTATGGGAATCGCTGTCTTAGTTGCGGGGTGGTGGGGTTGGATCTGACGGTGGACCATGTTTTGCCGTTGTCGAAGGGTGGTCGGAACGAGATTTCAAACATTCAGCCGTTGTGTCATAGCTGCAATGTGAAGAAAGGGGACAGGGAACAGGATTTCAGGGGGTTATATGGCGAGACGGGAAGAAGCGGAGATGATTCAGCTTCGGAGAAAGTGGCGCGAACGGATACTCTCCCCGGATTTCCGGGCGCTGAGCTACAAAGAGCAGGGGAAAGAGTTGGGGGTATCGGATCAGACGATCTCCAACTGGCGCAATGAGATAACCCCTGCGCGGTGGCAAGAGATTTTGGATATGACGGTGAATCATTCTGCCGAGCCGACTTTGTCAATCAACGACGCTTTGAGGGCCAAGGCCCTCTCAGGGGATGTCCCAGCGATAAAGTTGTGGCATGAAATCATTAGAGGGTGGTCATCTAAGCAGATCAACGAGAACTGGAACAGGAATTCAGATATCGAGAATCTCTCTGATGAAGAGTTGAAGGCCCGGAAGCTGAAAGCCTTGATGGACGAGGTTAGCGAAGAGGAATTGGAGAAGGCTCTAGCTGAAAAGAAGGCTGGGATTGTTCGTTTGGACGATTTGAAGGAAGCGAGTGGACAGTAAGGCATACGAAAGAGAGGAAGAGAGGCGTCATCGGGAAGAAAAGTACCGATATTTCGTCCCAAACGGGAAACAGGACGAGTTTAACAAGCTGGCCGGGGGCGGTAAGCACTTTGTAATCATCCTGAGCGCCGGGAACGGGGTGGGAAAGACGGCGGACGCCGTGAATTTGCTTGCGAACATCATTTTTGAGCCAAAGACTGCGCATTTCAGGGATTTGCCGCTGGTGAAGGAGTGGCCTTACCCCAAGCGGGCGCGGATCGTCACTGAATCGAAGAACGTTGAGGAAATCGGGGCCATAGACCAGGAAATCAAGACCTGGTGGCCTGTGGGGAAGTATAAGGGATCGAAGGTCGGCAAGCAGTATATCTCGCTCTATGAAGCTGGCGAGTGGATCATTGACAAGATGTCCTACGAACAGGACGTCAAAGAGTTTGAGTCGTCCACGTTAGGGTTGGTTTGGTTCGACGAGCCCCCGCCCAAGCCTATTTTCGACGCTTGCAAGTGGCGTATGCGGAAGGGCGGGATCATCATCATAACGATGACGCCGCTGGAAGGGGCCGCATGGATCTTTGAAGAGGGGGGCCTTCTGGACTCCGATGACTGCGCGGTGGTCTACGCGGACATGGAGGATAACTGCAAGACCCACGGGAAGGGTGGTCAGCTGGAACACGCGCACATTGAGTTGATCTTGAAGGACGCCACGGACGCTGAGAAAGAGGCCAGAAAGAGCGGGAAGCCTCTTTCCACGGTAAACACGATCTGGGGGCCTCTGTGGGTTCCGGACGTGCATATCATTGAGGACGACGTGGAGGCCCCGCCGGGTTCTCAGTTCGGGATGACCGTGGACCCCGGGGATGGGAAGCCATACGCCTGCGCTTGGTGGTGGGTGGATCCAAGGGGTCACATCGTCTTCGACTACAACTGGCCTGAGGAGAATTGGGTTAAGGTTTTGAAGGCCAAGCAATACCAGACCTTGAGGATGGACGACTATTTAAAGATTTTCGCCCAGTATGAAAAAGGCAGGAAGATGGAATGGGAGATCATGGACCGGCATTACGGCAATACAAGAGATGGGCGGACTGGGCGGTCTCTCATCGACGACTGGAACCGGGAGCCGTTCAATCGGAATTTCATCCCCTCGTACAACACCGAGGAGGAATTGGACACCGGGATAAAGATGGTCAAGAACTACCTCAAGTTCGACCGGACCCAACCGATAAACGCGATGAACGTCCCGAGGATATACGTTAAGAAGCGGTGCAAGAACATCATCATGTCGATTCCCAAGTGGCCGAACAAGGTCGACCCTGAGAGCTACATTTCAAAGCCGGACCGGTCCAGCGTCTACAAGGATTTTTGCGACGATGTGCGGTACACGTGCATGTTGAAGCCAGAAGCATATGTTCCAAGGCATTACGTGCAGAAAGGCAGCGGGTATGTTTTGGGCCGCTGATAACGAGGGGGGCGGATGACGCTACGAGGGTCAAGCGCGGATATAGTGATGGGGGGGCTGGGCCAGGTAGGGAGCGCGATAGTGAGTCTGCTGGAGGACAAGCGCCGAAGGGTGTATATCTTGGACAGCGCGGAGGAGATGGAAGCTCCGAAGAACGTTGCCTATGACTTCCTCCACGTCTGCATCCCATACGGGGACGACTTTGTTAGGCAGGTAAAGCGCCAAGTCTTGTCCTACAACCCCAGGTTCGTTGTAGTTCATTCGACGGTCCCCGTAGGAACCACCCGCAGCATCGGGTCATACGCCGCTCATTCTCCTGTCCGGGGGCAGCACCCCAATCTTAAGGACGGGATCCTCAAGTTTACGAAATACGTCGGGGCGCACAACGAGAAGACACGTTCCGCCGTGGTTACTCATCTTCGGGAGTTGGGAATCCAGGCAGAGGCATGGAGCAAAGCCGAGGACACGGAGCTAATGAAAGGGTTGTGCCTCTCCCGTTATCTTAACGACCTGGCGTTTTACGAGACGGCTTTTAAGGCATGTAAGAAGTTTGGGGTCGCTCCTATCCGATTGGTTCAATGGACCAACACCTACAACGACGGGTATTATGGGACCAAGCACCAGCGCCCGGAGCTTACATTCCCGATGGGGAAGGTTGGTGGTCATTGCGTGATGCCTGTGTCTAAGATGCTGGCGGGACAGACCGGCTACAAGTTCTTCAGGAAGAATTTGGACGTTTTCGACGAGAATCGTTAGGTGTAAGGCGGTTGATAAAGACCACCGCTTAGTCTATATTTTAATTGAGGTATGTTCCATGATGAACAATTGGAGCCTTAACTTGAAGAAGCCCAAAGGTAAGCCGAAGCGCCCCTGCTAGGATGAACGGCAGGGTCCGGCCTAAAAGACCGGCGCAGTAAAGACAATATACCGGGAGTGGCTTAGCGGCCACTTAATACAGCCCTCCTAAGGGGCTGACCCACCCCGGCAACCGCGCTTAGGGCGGTTCTTCTCGAAAGAGAGGGACCGCCTTTTTTGTTGCCGGTCACTTTCAGGAGCCTCATGCCAGAAGATAAGCGGGACTGGAAAAGCATACACAAGGCCGAAGCGGCCCAGTATGTATCCAGTTACTACAAGACGTCATGGGGTTGGCGGGCTCAGGGGTATCACACGAATTGGGATACCTACGAGCGAAACTATAACAACATCTACGACCCGACCGCCAAGTCCAAGAAAGAGGAATGGCAAGCTACTCTTTTTACCCCCCTCACCGTAACCCACTGCGAAGTCATCTATACGGGCCTGATTAAGCTTCTCCTGGGCCGGAAGCGGCCTATCTCCATTGAGCCCCGGGAGATGGGGGACCAGCTACAGGCCGAGCTTAACACCGCTCTTTTGGACTACGAGATCGAGAAGTCCGGCCTCCACCTGGCCTTTGGTCAGGCGTTGAAGGACGCGACGATCTTCGGGGACGGCTTCTTGAAGTGTTACTGGGACAAGCGTTACGCCCCCAGGCGTGTCCGAAAGCCGGTCTATGAGGACATAGAAATTGCGCGGGAGTCTGGTAAGCCCATCGGAAAAAAGGTGGGGGAGAAGTCTGTTGTGGAGAAAGTTGTTATTAACGATTGTACGAAATGGGAATACGTTCCCATCCGCGACATCTTCCTAGAACCCAACTCTATTGATCTTCAGCGTGTCCTCCACAGGCAGAAGAACATCACCTATGGACAGCTGAACGAGCAAGCCAAGGCCGGGGTGTTCGACAAAGACTCTGTTAAAGAGCTTTTCAACGTAAAAGAGGCCGACACCTTTGAGTCTGACCAGGCGGTTATCCTCTACGAGCTTGGGGTAACGGACCCAGACCTGGGCCGCCCGTCCTACGACCAAAAGCACACGGTGTTCGAGCTTTGGAGCAACATCCCCCGCAAGTGGATTGACCTTGAGATGCCGGAGGATACCGAGGATCAGAAAGAGAAGGCCAACGAGATTGTTCCCGGCAAGATCATGGTGGCCTCAGGGAAGTATTTCCTTTGTTCCGAAGAAAACCCCAATCAGTCGATGGAGCCCCCTTTCGTTAAGGTCCCATACATCATCAGCGGACGGACCTACGACATTGGAGTTGCCCAGCTTATCGCCGGGATTCAGGACGATCTGAACGAGCTTACCAACCAGCGCATCGACAACGTAGTGATGTGCATGAACAAGATCTTCTTGGCCTTAGAAAAGAGCCTTGTTGACTTAAGCGAAGTGCGTTCCAAGCCTCATGCCGTTATCCGTGTTAAGGGGACTCTGGCTGAAGGGGTGGACGTTAGGAAGGTCATAGCTGAGCTTCCTGTCTCCGAGGTCGGGATCAATGCCTATAGGGAGACCCAAGAACGGGAGCGGATGGCCCAGGAAGTCACGGCGGCGAACCGCGTGACCACGGGGACCGCCGGTCAGACCAAGGACACCAACCAGACCCTTGGCGGTATGGAGCTTTTGAAGCAAGCGGCCTTTGACCGTTTCACGGTCTACGCCTACCAGATAGGGCGCACGGCCCTTATCCCCATCGGGCAGAAGACGATGGAATACGTCTACCAATACAGCAGCCCCGAGCGTATCAAGAGGATCCTGGGGTCTCAGCCCGTCACTATGATTAATTTCGAGACAGGCGAGATGGAGATTGTCGCCAAGTGGGCCGCATTCCGGCCTACCCCTCCCCATGAGCTTGTCATGGACTATGACTTTAAGATCGTAGACGTGTTCGCGCAGGAGAACAAGGCGGCCAAACGTCAGTCCTTGGCGGCCAATATGCAGCTAACAGCCTCCTTGGTGCAGCAGTTCGATCCCAGGACCGGCCTAAAGAAACTCTACCAATACGACGAATTCTCTCCGGAGGAGGTAGAGGACATCTTGAAGGGTATAGATGGGCCTCAGCCGACGCCTATGTCTATGGGGATGGGCGTCCCGTCTATTGCCAAGCCGGTTAAAACGACGCTTGGGGATGGGGCTCCCAGCCAAGTGCCACAGATGCCTTCGCCGGGAATGCAATGAGCAATTTAAACGATTTGAAGGCCGTCATTCAAGAGCGGAGGGAGAACCTTCTTGCGCAGCACATGGCCCTCGTTGAACAAGACGCGCCGAAACTCAAGATGTCTGTTATTACTGGGCGGATTCTTGAGCTTAATAATATCGAAAGCGATATTGAGCTTATCGAGAAAAAGGAACGTGAATCCCGTTAGGGACAATCACGCCTTGAGGAGAGTGAATGCCGGACGAAATTAATGGCGAGAACACTCCAGCGATTGACCGAAACGCGGAGCTTGCCGCGCTGAGAGCCGACGTCTCGAAGCAAGAGACGGAGGCCAGATCAGCGATGGAAGCCCAGGATCAGCCGAAGGAACAGAACGCCGATACGAAGACCCAGGCTAAGCCAGAGAACCCTGCCCCTGAAAAACCGGAGGGAAAG